TCTCGTCAGGGTCTCTAAATGTGCCTCCAAAATCCAATCCTACATACTTTTCAATATAAGATTCAATGGCTGCGGCGTGAGCTTGCTTTACATCTTCCGAGCTGTTAGGTATTCCACCCAACTCTCTCTCTGTCTTTGACAACTTTGAATAATGTTTGTCTGGCCTGTTTAAACAAAAAGGTCGATATCCTCTATTTTTAAAATGGTATAGCAACCTAGGCTTGTTGTTCTCTATAAGAATAGGCATACCATAAAAAACACACGCCATCAATACTTCTTCAAAAAATATCTCAGCTGTCTGTGGTCGAGCCACATACTGCAAAAAAAACTCATTTGATGGAGCTTCTTCCATACTAAACTTTGTCATTCCGTGAAGCGCTCCATTAGAACCGCCACCACCAACAGTTCCAGATATATCATAAGAGTCACAACCAAATGCGCCAATATGCTCATTAGTGGGATATCTTTGTCCATTGCGCTCTATTGTTCTGTTTTGTAAATTCTTTGAGGGAACCCAGCTTATTAAAAACCTTCCCTTGTTGTCTGGGACAAAAATAACCTTTGAATCTTTTATACCATTCTGCCATTGGAAACTACCTCTGTTTAAGTGATGCTCCAAAATAAGTGAATCATTATAATCAATCTGCTGGTATATTTTGGTAAGGTTAAACAACGAAGCCTTGCTCTCATCTCTAAACGCATGAGATTCACTTCTTGGAAACTGTCTGTAAAATTCATTTAGCGCATCCGCATCAGACTTTAACGACTCTACTTCTGCCTCCCAGTAGTCTATAGCTCCATTTTTAATCCACTGACCATCAACGCCCTTAATACGCTCAGAAGGTCTTCTGAGTACAGGCTGACCATACAAGTCAATAAACCCTTCCATGTTAAGCTCCATGGGAATAAACAAACTATAAAGTCCACTTTTAGTCTGTCCGTTAGAGTTACGCTTAGCTACATTAGAATCCTCGTATAGCTTTTTAAAGTTATTTCCTCCTTTATCAAGTGCGTTTGAGGTAGAGCCCATCAAACACTTTCCAATTATCTTGCTCCCTAAACGCAAACAAGTTTTAGTTACACGCCAGTTGTTTAAAATATTATTTGGCTTTATCCATTTACCGCTTTCATCATGGACAAGAAGTAAAAGTTTTTCCCCATCATAAGAGTTATCATCTGTATTCTTCCAGTCAATAGTTGTATCAAGACCTGTAAGTTCATCATCCACAGCCTCATACATATTCTTTTTGGTAATCTTAGATGCAGGTATTCTAAAGGCTAATTCAGTCTTTGGTTTATCCATACCATCCTGAATAGGTTTAAAGAAGAAAGGAAGTCTTGTAGATATAGGAACAACCTTATCAGTAAACATCTTTTTAGAGTCCGCTCCAGTCTTTGATAGTATCCCAACCCTTGCATCTTTAGCTAATGTTCCTGTATTGACACACTCCGAAGAACCCATAAAAGAAAACCCAGAACGTCTTATCTTGAGGTATACCATTCCAAAACTTCTGTTGTCTGCCCTACAAGCTTCCCAGAATAAATAAAAGATTCTATTAGCCTCTCTAAAGTCTGGATATCCAACATCAATACTAGACCATTGTAAGTACATATAGTGAGCTCCTGTTATGTAGGTTGGCTCACCATTATTCATAAACCAATGCCCATCTTCTCTCCTATCAAACTCAGACTCAATGTAATCCACCCATTTGTTTTTAAACTCTGAGGACATTTCATTCCACTGAAATATAGATTGTATTCTAGACAAAGGTTGAGGTAGCTCTTGCCGTTGCCAATACTGGTCTTCCTTTTTAGAAGAACGCGACTCGCAGTTTTTAGGCGCTAAGGGAAGGCCAATATATAGTCCTGAGATGTTTATAATCTCACCCACTTGCCCGGTCTTAGATATATTTACAAAGTCATACTTTTCATTATACCCATACTCCCAGGTTTTAGCTCTATTTTTCTTGGATAGCGCTCCCTTTGGAATATAGTCACTGACAACTTGGTAAAGTCTACCTTGACCTTCGCTCTGCAAATCCTTGCTTGGTTTCAACTTTTGCGTTTGTATCGTTAGATATATTTATATTTTCTTCTTCCTGGTCTATCTTAGTGAGTATGTCAAAAGCATCAAAAATAGCCAACTTCTTAGTTGCCGCAGCGTTTTTTAATCTGTCTGCCGCCAACTCATCTTCAGGGTCGGGCTTGATAATATCTTCTCTAGCCACTTTTATAAGCTGTTCTACAGCTTTTCTGCCTGCCAATATTATTTCTCTTTTTAAATCTTCTGATTTAATCATAGAGCCATTGTTATTTGATGGTCAAACATTCTATAAAGTTTTTGTCCATCTACATTAAATTCATATTCACTATCTGGCTTAAAACTAACTAGGTCGCCTTCTTGTAAGCCATAGCTTTTTAATTTGTCGTTTCTGTATTTAAGCTTTCCCATCAGAGGTTCTTCACTCATTGGTTTATATACAAAAGACTCTACAGTTGGGATAGGCTCTACAAAACAATACCTGTCATGACAAAACCACTGATTGTCTTTTTTATACATATAAAACTGCTCGTTATCTACAAAAAACAAATCGTCCATAAAAAAACTTTTACCACTCTTTTGTCTTCCTCGCATATCATTGTAGAACTTAAACACATTATGATGCACTAAAAGCGTATCTCCCGGCCCTATATCTCCACTATATACTAAAGGCGTAGAAACGACTACAGCCTCTCTATTAGAGGCTAAGTGGTTTTCTTCAGAGGTACTTGTTAAAAAATCAACTCCCGCTATTTCCTTAGAGTTGTTATAGCGCTTCCCGCTTAAAGGTTTTACAATAAAATAAAAAGGTGAACGCATTAAAAGTTTACATTATATTCTATAGCCATTGGCATTGAGCCGCTAAATGTTTTCCATAAAAAGATTTCATTCTCTCTTTTAATCCAAACATTAATTTCTCTAGTCTGAATATCTTGCTTTATAAGATGTATTGTATGATTTCCCCCTAATATTTCTTGACCAAGTATGTAGTGCATAGCCCCGGATTTATAATCAGGACCTATAGAAATTTTCCGAATATCCATTATATTAAATTTAGTAACTACAAATATAACAAATATTTACCGCCCTTGTCCTCGGTATGGCTTTCGGTAATTCTTAGACGTCTTTAGTACAGAGGTTTTAGTTTTAGCGTGTACTCCAGGTCTATTTACTGGAGGCTTTTCTTTGTAGGTTATGATTTGCTGCTTAGCCATTTTTATCTTCTTTTTTAACTGCTGACCCAAAATAGTATCCGAAAATACTAAGGGCAACACCTTCAACAATACCAATCATGTGGATGAATATCTCCTTGTTTGTTTCAGGAACTTGAGTGGTAACTACTGTGTAAACTAAAAAAGCAAACGCAGCTAATCCTACTATTCCTGTTAAGGTCATCATCCAATCGCTTCTGCCAGTAGAGGCTATAGCAGCCTCTCGTTTTCTAGCCGAATCTCTATCTTCAACTTCGAGTCGATACAGTTCAACAAGCTGGTCATGAGCTGCTGCCTTTTCTTCTGCAGACATATCAGGGTCATTGTCAATTAAATTTTTAATTACACCTAAGACGCCTCGGTCTGGCAATACCGTGGATGCTCCTTTCACAACGGAAGGGAGTACGCCAAGTAATATTTTGCCTAGGCCAGTTTCTTTAAATGGTTTTTTTTCTGACATTATTTTTGAGGCTTTCTTCCTGCTCTATCTTTTCCAGTTACCGCTCCAGGTAAATCTCCTATTTGATTTCCTACTTCTTTTACCGCATCTACAACATCGCCAAGTTCTTGTCCAACTCTTGATTTGAATTGACCGACATCTTCTTTAACATCTGCTATTTTCTTTTCAACACTATCGGCTATAAAATCCTTGTCTTCGTCTTTTATAAATCCAGTGTGTAAAAAAATTACATAGACTAGTGCTAATACAAGCACAAAATTGAGTATAATACTAAATGTAAGCATAATTGATTGTTTTTTATTTAATACAGTTTTCTATTTCTTTTATTTTTAATTTTATTTGATTAATGTCTTCAGTCCATTTGTCAGAGTTTTTTTCTATATAAAATAATCTTAAATTTTGTTCAGCATCATCTGGCAAAGCCCCCATTTCTCCTCTAGGCCATTTGATTCTAAATTCGGTATTCATTTTAAGTTCAGATTCTATGCGCATTACATTAACATTTAACGCTTGTATTTCTGCTAATAAAGTAAAATAAACACTGGCTATAGAAAATAAAGCCAAACAAACTCCAACTAAAGTTTTAATATCAACCTTAACATTTGTTTTTTCGTTTAAATTAATATTGCTCAATTGCTAAATTATTTTATAAGTTGTTTTTCCATTTATTATTTCAGCTTGCAATACACGACCTCTATTCTCTTCCTTTGACACATAACTCACATGAACCCAATCAGGATTTTTATCGTTTCCAAATTCCCAGATGAGCTGGTCAAAGTTTAAATTCTCTTTAATATAGTGAAACATTTCGGCATTTGTTTTATGCCCAAAAGTATCATCCAGGTCAATTGCTCTGCCTTCGCAATGCTGTGAGCGAGATGAGCCGCCAATAGCACTATTCAATTCTTCACATCTGAAGAAGCTGTTAATCTTTATTGGGCCGCCTACATATTCTCTAAGAGGCTCGAAAACATTAACAGCAACACCAACCATATTAGTAATTTGATAATCATTTGGTATATTATTTATTCCCAACCTTGTGGCTGTATTGGACTTAATAGCTTCTTTATATGATATGTGATTACTTATTTTTTCCATAAAGCAAATACCATTTATGGATAGTATATCCTATTGAAACCACTAATAAAAAAATTTTTAAAATTATATCTACTTGAGTTAATGAGATTCCAAAAACCAAACTATTTATTGCCAATACTTTTATATCACTAAATGTCATTTCTTATTATATTTTTTTGAACTCATATATAACTTATAAACTCAAAAAATGAGCGTATTATATTATGAAATATTTTCTTTATCATTATGTTTTACTATGTGGTATACCACATCAATTTCTAATAAAGCACTATTTGTTTGTATATATTCCATTATCCTATTGCTAAATAGATGTATGTGCCTCCTGTTTGGTTTGTTCCGTCATAAGAATTAGGAAAACTTACCCCATTAGATGTGAAATCTATATGAACAACAGACGATGTAAATTCAGAACTATTTGTGTTTGCAAGAAGCAAATATCTTTGGTCTAAAACTCCACCACCTCTTTGGTTATCATAAATATTCCAATTATAGGCGGAATCAGTTTTCTTTATCATAACAAATCTTGGAGAAAATCCAAAATCTAATGTTTTTCCAACCGCCCCTGTATAACTCCCTACCTTCTGATACCCAGCTACTGAATGGAAGCAATAAGAAATATAATTTAATCCTGAACCATTCAAGGCTACACTTGTAGAATTTAAAGTAAAAACAGTTGACGAAACACTATAATAATAATCAACATCAGTTGTTAAAGCAGCATCTGTATTTAATTGCATAAAATAATTTGAACCTAAGAATGGTGTAAAAACCCACCAAGCATTTGCAGAATTAATTACTTTCGTTATTACTAATTCAGGAGTAGCACTTAATCCGTGTCCGTACGTTGCTCCTGAAGTTGCATTCCCTGCATACTTCACAATACTAAACCCTGCAGCTTGATTAGCACTAACTGTTGAGGTTATTGTACCATCTGTGTTAATGGTAGGAATACCTGCGGCTTTCCATTGCCAACCAACGTAGGTTGAACCATTTCTATTTACACCTGCACTTGAAGAAAGTGTAAACCCATTAGAATCAAAAGAAGATATAGCTGGGTCGGCAGAAGGTAAAGTTTCTTGACTTGTTAAATTAGAATATAAAGTATATCCTGCCCCTCTAACAGAATCATTAAAGAAATGATTATCAGCAGTTGAACGACCTTTAACCCAAACCAAATCAGGAGACAAGCTGCTATATATATTTTGAGTAGTGCCGTTACCGGTGTATAATGAAATGTCAAAGCTATTCTCTAAAACAGGAGCAGGTCTTGGATTGGCTGCTATTGCAAGGTAGATGTAAGTTGCGCCACCATCATTAACATCACTATTTCCGCCTGTTTGTTCAAATCCATTGCTTAAAAAATTAACATTTACAGTTTCTGTAGTTTCTGAACCTGAAGTATTTGGACTTAAAACTAAATTTCTTGGATTAGAGGCGCTTCTTTTATTATCTAATATGACCCAATTATTAGTGCCGCTGCTCGTATTTTTGAACATTATCCAAGCAGGTTCAAATCCTGTTTCTATAAGATTGCCTGCTGCTCCTGTTCCTGTATAAGACCCTACTTTAGAATACCCAGCTACTGAATGGAAGCAGTAGGCTATGTAGTCTGAAGTTTGATTTACGGCTGAATGATTGCCAAGAGTAAATACAGTATTTGTAGGGCTTGTACTATTCCATTCTAATCTTGGTCCTGCTGCAGCTCCACTTTCATCTAAAGCAAGTCTATATGTGTTTCCTATTGTTTCATTATAAACTGCCCAATTGTCAATAGGAAGAGATAATCTTTTCACAATAATCATTTGAGGAATTTCACTCAATCCGTGTCCTACCGTTGCGCCTGCTGTACTATTCCCCGTATATTTCACAATACTAAACCCTGCAGCTTGATTTGCTGACACTTGCGAAGTAATTGTACCATCTGTGTTTGATACTGCTGCACCTCCGCCCTTGAAACACCAACCAACGTAGGTTGAACCATTTATATTTGTATTATTGTCAGGACCTGTTGTAAACCCATTTGAATCAAAAGAAGTTAAAGTATTTGGTTGTGTGCTTTCTGCGTCTGCATTGTTAGATATTAATTGTTTTGTAGCTCCTCTTATTGAATCAAATAAGTTATGATTATCAGCATAGCTTCTTGGCTTTATCCAAACCAAATCAGGTTGGAACTCAAGCCCTGTATATCCAATATCGGTAGCCACACCTCCGTAGGTTCCCCCTACATCCGCAGGGTTGCCATTAAACTGATACGCCGCAACACAGCCAGCGCCTGTGGGAAAGTTTAAAACAGAAGCTGTATCCGCCGTTTCATCATTATACAATTCTGAAACTTGCGTTGAATTTAAGGCTGTGTTAAAAATTCTTACTTGGTCTATTGAGCCATTAAAATAAAAAGGAAAAGATGGGTTTGGACTATTATATCCTATAGCATAATTCTGATTACCTGTATTAACAGTTCCTGCTGAACCAATTTCTGTTAAAGTTTGTGAAACCCCATCAACATAAAGAACAGTATTAGCTGTACTACCTCCGCTAAAAGTTACAGCAATATGATGCCATTGATTATTATTTATTGGAGTGCTTGTAGTGTCTAATTGTGATGCAGAATAGCTAACAGATACTTTTCCTGTTGGAGAAAGATGAACAGCAAAAACTTGATAAGCTGCTTGTGTTCCTGAACCAAATATAAATTGCGTTGTACTATTATTTGTGGTTTTAATCCAAGCTGAAACACTTCTTGCTGTCCCACCGCTTAAACCTAAAACAGGCAAATCTATCTTACTACTACTCCCATTAAAATTAGCGGCCATGTCAAACTTAGAGTCTACAGTTTGCGTAGCGCCATTTCCTGTGTAAGTTACAGTTTGGAAGTTTTCAGTTGGCGTTATTGGTGGTGGTGGCACAGGCGCTTCATACTCTATTTGAAACCAATCCGCACCATCCCAGTACTCCACCTTGTTGTCGTCAGTGTTGTATCTCCACTCTCCAGTAGAAGGATTGGTGGGTCGTGACGCTGTATTACCGCTAGGCAATTGCAATGATGAATTGGTAGCTCCTAAGTCAAACAGTTCGGGTGTATTTATTTTTGTAATTGCCATAATTTATATAGTTACTTCATCCCACTGAAGTTGTTCTTCATTCCAATTGTATATTTTTCCATCCGTAGGGTATGGTGTGGGTGGTTGCCAATCAAAATTCTCATCAATCGCCCAAGACTGATAAGGTTGTGGAGCTACAAAGATATCAAGTTTTTTGTGATAATAATAGCCTATCCCAGCATATTGTTTTCTAAAATTTCCACTATAAGAAGTTTGTATCCAATTAGTATCTATACCGTATAAACTCTTACAAAAATCAATACCTAATTGTTCGCTCTCATTACCCTGAGAATCATAAAGAACTGCGTTGTTTACAACTACTACCTGTGTAACAAAATTTTTATCGTCAAGTTTTGCAAAATGTGCCATGTCTATGCTGTATAAGTTCCGCTTCCCGTATAAGTTAGTATTGTATCTGTTCCATCTGTTGTTACAGTAGGCGAACCTGTTGTAGTGCCAGAATAGTTTGCGGTTGGCATACGTAGTATTACTATTCCAGAACCTCCTGCAGCGCCTTGTGCATTTCCAACAGCTGCGGTTGAGCCACCGCCCCCGCCACCGCCCCCGAGACCGTCAGTCCCAGGAGTACCGGCTTGGGTTGATGAACCACCACCCGAACCACCGCCGCCATCAGCACCGGCAACTACTGTTCCATTGTTTGAACCACCTGAACCACCTCCGGCATAAACAACAGAAGCACCAGTAATGGATGAAGATTTTCCGTCGCCTCCGTGTCTTTGTCCGTCTGTATTACCAGCTTCAAAAGCACCTCCTCCTCCTCCAGCATTTGGATTTGAACCACTTCCTCCAGCAAAACCTTGTGTTCCTGATACCGTTACAGCGCCTCCCGCAGTTGAGGCGTTTTGTGCGCCACCTCCACCGCCTGAACCTCCCGCAGTTCCTGGTAGATTACCTGCTCCACCAGCACCTCCACGACTCGCTAAAATACTTACTCCAGTTCCATTGATAGTTGTATCTGTCCCAACATTTGCACTTGCACCTCCTGCGCCGACAACGATTGTATATGTTATCGATAATTCAGCATCAAAATTAGAAGTTAAAAAACCACCAGCACCTCCGCCACCTCCTTGTGAATTACCTCCTCCACCACCTCCAGCAACTACTAAATAATCAACTAAATAAGGAGGGGGAGGTGAATTTTCAAAATCTTTCCACTCTGTACCGTTATAGTGTTGCATGCTGGAAACTGAACCTTCAGAACCGCTAGTAGTGTTATTACGCATCATTCCTTGAATGGGGGTTCCTGAGAAAGCCCCACCACTAGGCATTTTTAATCCATTAGTTGAACTAGCATCATTTAAGTCGGTTACTCCAATAGTTACTTTTGTCGTTGCCATATTCTATTAATTAATTGTAGGTGGATTCCAAACCCCTTCTGTGCTATCCCAAGTCCAACTTGGATGAGGTTGTTTGTTATCAGGATTAAAATAAACATAGTCTACCCACTCTGTAGTGTCTTCTTTCCAATGCCACTCCATGCCTTCAGGTCTAGGCACTGGAGGCTCCCAATAGCAGGTGTCTTCATTAAGAGTCCAGCTTGGGTAGGGTTGCTCTACATAAAATGCGTCTCGCACAGGGTCGTAGATATGTCCTACTCCTGCGTAATTTTTTCTAAAAGGTGTCCCTCCGTACTTATGCACTCCACCTTGCGTATTGTAAGATGTTCTTTTGCATCCTCCGTAGAAGCCTTCCCAGTATACTGAGTTGTCAAACGCTACTTGAGGGATAGCATCAATCTCTTTTATCTTAGCTTGTATCTGCTGATTTATAGCTTTAAGTTCAGCAGGCTCTTCTTGCTCTATATTAAAAGGAATATCTTTTTTACTCTCTTCTAAAGCCATTACTTCAGCTTGCAGTGCAGATGAATCTCCTGGAATCATCTTAATTTCATTAACTCCTGTTAATACATTGGTTACTCTACAAAGCGCATTGGCTATCGCTGTATTTAAACTTTCTTGTTCAGCAACTAACGTTTCTGTACCTTGATTTTCTAAAGCCTTCATGTCCGCTAAAACCAATTCTCGCTCAGCAGCAAGACTATCTTTTTCCTGCGTAATAGCAGTTTGAATGGTAGTTACATCTTCTTCTGCTGTAGGATTCTCAAAATCTACATACAGATTGTTTAAATCCGTTTTTAAAGACTCTAAAGTTTCACTTGTATTTTTTGAACCGTAAAGTTCTTTCAAAGAAATATACTCTTGACTCTCTCTGTTTGCTCTTTGAATAGCATCAATCTCAGTTCGCACCTCTTTAAGTCTAGCTCTCTGAGCTACTGTAAACTCCTCGTTTGATATTTTTGCGTAGTGTGCCATTCTTAACTAAATGTTATTGTTCCTGAACCAGCAGTAAATGTTGTTACTTTATCTGAGCCATCTGTAGTGGTTGAACCTGTTAGTCCAGCGCCTATGCTAACTGTATATGCATTAGGGTAGCGGATAATTACTACTCCTGAACCACCATTACCACCATCTCCGTAATTACTAAGATTTACTCCACCACCACCACCACCACCGGTGTTCGATGTACCAGCAGAACCTGTAGTTGCGCTTCCAGCACCTCCTCCTCCAGTTCCTCCAGTTCCTGAAGTAACAACTGGTGGGCCTTCACCAGTTCCTCCTCCACCACCACCATAATTTACGGAAGTTCCTGTAATAGAAACAGCTAGTCCATTTCCTCCATTACCAGCAGGGCCACCATTTACTCCATTTTGTCCGACTTGTCCTGTACCCCCACCACCAGCTGCTACAAAAATATTAGTTCCACCATCAGCATAATCTTCCCCTCCATCAAACCCTTGGTTTGCTGTTCCGGTGTAAGGGCCAGCTTGGTCGTTTCTTCCTTGTCCTCCCCCACAACCTCCATTTGAAATTGAAGAATTATTTACAGATTGTTTTCCTCCTTGACCA